GTGATAGCTATGATATATCCGGAACTACAGATGGTAAAGGTTCAAAGGGATCACTTCACGGGCTCACTAAGTTCAGCATGGAAGAGGTACCAGCAAATCGGTTTTTTCTAGAGTATATAGCGAGACCGCAAACAGCGGAAATATTTTTTGAAGATATACTCATGGCATTACATTTTTACGGTATGCCAATACTTGCAGAAAATAACAAACCTAGATTATTATATTATTTAAAGCGAAGAGGTTATAGAGGTTATTCAATGAACCGGCCGGATAAGACTTGGAATAAGTTATCAGCAGCCGAAAAAGAAATAGGCGGTATACCAAACTCGAGTGAAGATATAAGGCAAGCACACGCAGCTGCAATTGAAAGTTATATTAATTCTTATGTAGGTATAAAACCTGATGGGCAACACGGCGATTTATATTTTAATGAAACTTTAAATGATTGGGCTAAGTTTGATATAAATAAAAGAACAAAATTTGATGCCGCGATAAGTTCAGGATTAGCAATTATGGCATGTAATAAAAATTTATATGCACCAAAAGCACAAATAGATTTAAAAAATAAAGTAAACTTTAGTTTTGCTAAATATGATAATAAAGGCAATTTTTCAAAAATAATACAATAAATGGCAAAAGTACTAACAAGAGGTATTTTCCCGAGTCAAGCAGTAGCAGACATTGAGAAGCAGGATCCTAAATATGGAATGCAAGTTGCTAAAGCTATAGAATCAGAATGGTTTAAAAAAGACTCAGGAAGTACACGTTACTTTGCAAATAGAGATAATTTTCACAGATTAAGACTATATGCAAGAGGTGAACAAAGTATACAAAAATATAAAGATGAATTGTCTATTAATGGTGATTTATCATATTTAAATTTAGATTGGAAACCAGTTCCTATTATACCTAAGTTTGTAGATATAGTTGTAAATGGTATTGCAGAAAGAATGTATGATATAAAAGCATATTCAGTAGATAAAACATCTAATGAAAAAAGAACTCAATATATGCAAAATATACTTGCGGATATGAGGGCTAAAGATTTCATATTGAAAGCAAAACAAGCATTTAATATAGATGTTTCAAGAAATGATTTAAATAATTTACCCGAAACAGATGATGAATTGTCTTTGCATATGCAATTAAACTATAAACAATCTGTAGAAATTGCTGAAGAGCAAGCTATAAATAATATATTTGATTTAAATAAATATGATTTATTAAAGAAAAGATTAGATTATGATATAGCTGTATTAGGTATTGCTGCTGTAAAAAATAGCTTTAATACTGCTGAAGGTATAAAATTAGAATATGTTGATCCTTCGGATTTAGTTTATTCATATACTGAATCACCATATTTTGATGATATATATTATGTAGGTGAAATTAGAAGAGTAAGTTTAACTGAACTTAAAAAACAATATCCAGAACTTAATGAAGAAGATATTAAGAAAATAGAAGGATTAGGTGCAAATACAAAATTATATAATAAATCATATACAACTTCAGACGCTGAAGATAAAAATTATGTGTATATATTATATTTTGAATACAAAACTTTTGAAAATCAAGTTTATAAAATAAAACAAACAGCAACAGGTGCGCAAAAAGCAATACAAAAAACAGATCAATTTAATCCACCTAAAGATGCTAGATCAAGATTTGAAAAAGTAAATAGATCAATTGAGGTATTATATGAAGGTGCAAAAATTATAGGTCATGATCATTTATTAAAATGGAAAAAATGTTATAACATGTCTAGACCTAAGTCTGATATTACAAAAGTTCAGATGAGTTACAATATTGTTGCACCTAGATTATATAAAGGAAAGCCTGAATCATTAGTTGGTAGAATGACATCATTTGCGGACATGATTCAAATAACGCATCTTAAATTGCAACAAGTATTATCTCGTATGGTTCCTGACGGGGTATTTTTAGATGCGGATGGTATTGCTGAAGTGGATTTAGGTAATGGTACAAATTACAATCCACAGGAAGCATTAAATATGTATTTCCAAACTGGTTCTGTTATTGGTAGATCAATGACGCAAGATGGTGAATTTAATAATGGAAGAGTACCTATTCAAGAATTAAGAGCGTCGGGTGGTAATCAAAAAATTGCAAGTTTAATTCAATCTTATAATTATTATTTACAAATGATGCGAGATGTTACAGGATTAAATGAAGCAAGAGACGGAAGTTCACCTGATAAAAATGCATTAGTTGGCTTACAAAAATTAGCAGCAGCTAATAGTAATACGGCTACAAGACATATATTGCAAGGCGGATTATATTTAACATTAAAAACAGCTGAAGCAGTGTCATTAAGAATTGCTGATGTGTTAGAATATTCAAGCACTAAAAATTCATTAATTGAAACATTAGGTAGATTTAATGTTGGTACTTTAGAAGAAATGGCTGAGTTGCATATGCACGACTTTGGCATATTTTTAGAATTGGCACCTGATGAAGAAGAAAAGCAATTGTTAGAAAATAACATTCAAATGGCTATTACACAAAAGCAAATTGAATTAGAAGATGCAATTGATGTAAGAGAAATTAAAAATCTCAAATTAGCTAATCAATTATTAAAACTTAGGAGAAAACAAAAGTTTGCGAGAGATAGACAAATACAAATGGAAAATATCCAAGCGCAAACACAGTCTAATGCTCAAGCAGCTCAAGCAGCAGCAGCAGCAGATATGCAAAAGCAGCAAGGTATAGCCCAAAGCAAAGTACAAATTGCAGAAGCACAAACACAATTTGATATTCAAAAATTAGAAAGAGAAGCAGCAATTAAGAAAGAATTGATGGAATTTGAGTTTCAATTGAATATGCAGCTTAAAACAGCGGAAGCAGATGTGATTAAAAATAAAGAGAAGTATAAAGAAGATAGAAAAGACGAAAGAACAAAAATACAAGCTTCACAACAAAGTGAACTTATAGACCAGAGAAAATCTGGTGCACCACCAAAAAACTTTGAATCTGCAGGGTTTGACAATCTAGGTGGATTTGGTTTAGAGCAATTTGAACCAAGATAAATTTTTTAAATAATTATATAATATTTTATTATGGCAGAAGACATTAAAGTGTCAGTTGTTGACGAAGAACCAAAGTCAAGAGCTGAACAAGAAGAAACGGTATTGGAAAATGCCGGTATGAGTACTAAAGAAGATGGTACTTATAAATTAGATTTAAACAAACTTAACGAAGAAAAAACAGATGCCGTTCAAGAACAAAGCACAGATGAAAGCGTGTTACGCAGCAGCGAACAAAGCGAAGAAACAGGGCAAGAAGCCGAAGTGGGATTGCAAGAAGTGGGCGAAGAAAACAAAGAAACGCCTGTAATTGAAGAAGTCATAGAAGATGAAACCAGTAATGACGAGGCCCCAGTGGCTACAGAGCAAGAAGAAAGCAAAATTGAACAAGCTGAAGAAAGTAAAGTTGAAACTAAAGAACCAAAAATAAATTTACCAGAAAATATTCAAGACTTAGTAAAGTTTATGGATGAAACAGGTGGTACTTTAGAAGACTATGTTAGGTTAAACGCAGACTATTCAAATGTAGATGATAATACATTGTTAGTCGAATATTATAAACAAACTAAACCTCATTTAAGTTATGATGAAATACAATTCCTTATGGAAGATAATTTTTCATATGACGAAGAAGTAGATGAGGATAGAGATATAAGAAGAAAAAAATTAGCTCTGAAAGAGGAAGTTGCAAACGCTAAAAGCTTTTTGAATGGGTTGAAGGATCAATATTACAAGGAAGTCAAGTTGGGTTCTAAGTTAAATCCTGAACAACAAAAAGCAATGGATTTTTTCAACAGATACAGTGAAGAGCAAAAATCAGCTGAAGAGTTACTTCAGAAGCAAACATCACATTTTAAACAAGAAACTGATAAAGTTTTCAATAATGATTTTAAAGGTTTTAATTTCAAAGTTGGAGAAAAAAAATACAGATTCAATGTTAGTGATGTAAATAAAGTAAAAGAAACCCAAAGTGATTTATTAAATGTTTTTAATAAATATATTAGTGATGATAAACTACTCACTGACGCACAAGGTTTTCATAAGTCTTTATTTGCTGCTTCAAACCCTGATGCATTAGCTAATCATTTTTATGAGCAAGGCAAAGCCGACGCAATAAAACAAATGACTGCAGAAGCTAAGAACATTAATATGGATCCTAGAAAAACTGCAGACGGTTATATTGAAGCCGGAGGTGTTAAAGTTAAAGCATTAAGTGGTGATAGTAGTTCAAAGCTAAAATTAAAACTGAAAAACTATTAAACTTTAAAAATTAATTAAAATGGCAAACGCTACATTTTCATTGCCTACAGAGTTTACTCCTTACGCGAGTAAAGCTGTGTTGGCATCAAATTATTTAAACTTCCATGGTTCAGGAGGTAGCAACTGGTCACAACAATATTTACCAGAGCTATATGCTGAAGAAGTGGAAAGATATGGAAACAGATCTGTATCTTCGTTTTTAAGAATGGTAGGTGCTGAAATGCCTATGGCTTCTGATCAAGTTATTTGGTCTGAGCAAGGTAGATTACACTTAGCTTACGAAGGTGCATCTGTAACTAATGCAGGTGTTATTACTATTGCAAGCAGTGGTACTCACGCTGTAAGAGTTGGACAAACAATTGTATTATCTGATAATCAATCTACTCCAACAATTATTAAAGCATACGTTTCTGCAATCGCTTCTGATAATACTACATTAACTGTAATTCCTTATTCTGGAGGTGCTACAGTAGGTGCAGTTTCAGGATTCGATACTGTGGATGACAATGCTGCAAATACATGTTCATTCTTCGTTTATGGTTCTGAGTTCAAAAAAGGACAAGCTGCTATGGACGGGTCTGTTACTCCAGAATTCCAGTCTTTTACTAATAAACCAATTATCTTAAAAGACAAATTTGAAATTTCTGGATCTGATGCTGCTCAAATTGGTTGGGTTGAAGTTTCAGGTGAAGGCGGACAAAATGGATACTTATGGTATTTAAAAGCTGAAGGTGATACAAGAGTAAGATTCGAGGATTACCTAGAAATGTCAATGGTAGAAGCTGAATTTGCTAAAGCTACTGGAGGTGTTGATTCAATCTTAGGTACTGCAGGATCTGACGATACTGCTGGTTCTGAAGGATTATTTGCAGCACTAGAATCAAGAGGTATTGTTGCTACAAACGCTTTTGACGCAGTAGGTGATGTAATTTCTGACTTTGATTTAATCTTAAAAGAACTAGATAAGCAAGGAGCTATTGAAGAAAACATGTTATTCTTAGATAGAGACTCTAACTTACTTGTAGATGACGGCTTAGCAGATATTTCTGCAGGTTCTGCTGGTGGTACTGCTTATGGTGTTTTTGAGAACTCTGAAGATATGGCTTTAAATCTTGGATTTAGAGGATTCAGAAGAGGATCTTATGACTTCTATAAAACTGACTGGAAATACTTAAACAACAAGTCTACAAGAGGTTTATTCTCAGACATTAAAGGTGTTTTAGTACCAGCTGGAACTTCATCTGTTTACGATCAAATTCTTGGTCAAAACATTAGAAGACCTTTCTTACACGTAAGATATAGAGCTTCTGAAGCAGATGACAGAAAAATGAAATCTTGGATTACAGGTTCAGTAGGTGGAGCATCTACATCAGGTGATGACTTAATGAGTGTTCATTATTTATCAGAAAGATGTTTAGTTACTCAAGCTGCTAACAACTTTGTATTATTTAAGTAATATTTATTAAAGGATTGGGCGCTTCGGCGTCCAGCCCTTTATTTTAACATTTTTATTTTATTATATCATGGCAAAAAAACAAAAAGCAGAGGTGGCTGTTGAAGAACCAATAACGGTTGCTCCACCAAAACCAAAAGTAAAAAATACTTGGGAAAGAAAAGATAGACAATATTATTTGATTGGTGATAAACAACCAATCGTATATTTACTTAAATCTAAAAACATCATGTGGTATGACAAGGATTTAGGTTATGAAAGAGAAATAAAATACACAACAAATCAAAAAACACCTTTTGTTGATGAATTCAAAGGTCAATCAAGACTTGATCATATCATATTTAGAGACGGTGTTTTAAATGTACCAAAAGAAAAAGTTGTATTACAACAAATATTATCTTTATATCATCCAGCTAAAAATCATACTTATGCTGAATTAGATACTGAAGCTGTAGCTGAAGATCAATTAGATAGTATTAATTTAGAGTTTGAGGCTATGTCAGCAGCAATGCAAATGGATATAGAGCAAGCTGAAGCGATAGTAAGAACAGAATTAGGATCTAAGGTAGCTAAGATGACTTCTAAGGAGGTTAAAAGAGATTTACTTATAATGTCAAAGCAAAATCCTGGATTGTTCTTAGAATTAGCAAATGACGAAAATATTGGTATTAGAAATTTAGGTATTAAAGCTGTAGAAAACAATTTAATAGCACTTTCTGAAGACCAAAGAACATTTAAGTGGGTTAGTAATGGTAGGAAGTTATTAACTGTACCGTTTGATGAAAATCCATATTCAGCATTGACTGCTTGGTTTAAAACTGATGAAGGAATTGAAGTTTATCAAACAATTGAAAAAAGACTAAAATAAGTCAGTAGTGGTTGAGCCGCTACGGCGGCTTAATCATTATATAAATAAAAATTATGGCAAAGACAAAAGCTGAAAAAAAAGCTAAAATTCGAAAAAAAGGAGAAAACGCTATAAAAGCGGGTAACCAATATAGAGCAAAAAGATTAAGAGCAAAATATGATAAAATTGATACTAATCCGACTACATTTTCTTCTAAAAAAATTTCTTATACAAATTCAAACTCTTATGAAAAAAATAATTCAGCTAAGTTTGCTAATAACGGTATGGTTAATTTAACATATGAAAATAAATTTGGGGCTTATGATAATGTTTCAGACACTGCTTTTAAAAATCCTGAAAAAATTATTTCTTCTGTTTCATCAATAAATTCTTCAAAAAATTTTGCTAAAACTATTAATCCTTATTCAGGCATAGAACATACCGAAATGGTTAAAAAACCAGGAGATTACGTTGCTAGATCAATAAGCGCAAGTGAAGGGAAAAAAATAGATTTATTAGAAAATAAATATTATTCTAATAAAAGTAAAAAACAATTAAAGCATATTGAAAAATCAAAACAAAATAATATTATTGGAGATTACTCCCGATTTGATGCTTTAAGAAAATTAACAAGCCCTGAAAAAATAGCTGTAGGAAGCACTAAAACATTTAGAATAAAATAATTATGGCAATTAATGTGAATACAGTATATCAGACGGTATTATCAATATTAAATAAAGAATCCAGAGGTTTTTTAACGCCTGACGAATTTAAAAGAATTGGAGCTCAGGTACAACTTGATATATTAGACCAAAATTTTTATGATTACAATAAAGCAGTTGTAAGACATAATGCCGGAAGAGCAGTTGAAGATTATGGTGATATACCTGAAAAAATTCAACAAAAAATAGATCCATTTTATAAAACTAGCAATATAACTTTAGTTGCTGGTAAAATTACTATTCCAAGTGATGTATATAAAATGATAAATATAGCTACAACTGATAAGCTATTACAAATAGAAAAAGTAAATAAGAAAAATTTATCTTATTTATTATCTTCACCTTTAACAAAACCAACAACATCATTTCCTGTATATTATCAAACAGATACAGAGTTTGTTACAAATCCAACGTTAACAGGTGATTTAACTGTAGAATATATTAAAACGCCTTCTGATCCAGTTTGGGCTTATACAAAAAATACTTCTACTGGGGCTCTAACTTTTTCAACAAGTACTGGTAGTGGAATTATACCAACAACAGGAAAAGTAGATTTTGATTTGCATGAATCAGATAGAGTACAATTAATATTAGGTATATTAAAATATGCTGGCTTAGTAATTGCAGATCCAACAGTTATACAAGCTGCAAGTGCCGAAGAAAACAAAACAACACAACTAGAAAATTCATAATAAATGGGACTTATAACGGAAACAGCATATCAGTATTATAATACTAGTGAAAAATTTACAACTACAGCTAATCAAACAGCATTTACGTTAACTTTTGCTCCGTTGCCAACAGCTAAGTCAGAATTTATTATATTAATTAATGGGTCTGAAATAGATGACGACTTATATTCATATAGTAGCCCAACAATAACGTTTAGTACG